AGTGACGCTGACCTGAGGGGCGCTGCTATCTATTACTCGGATGGTAATTTTGACGTCAATTATCGTAGAGGTTATTTCTTGAGTCTCACGAACCTTGAAGAAATTGAAACGGAGATGCATCACGATGTTAAAAGCTGTCGTCGATGGTCGTTTACTTGGAAAAACGTTTTGAGAATCAAGAGTTGGAAGTTGAAGCCTGCCGCTGGATCTTTTGAAGCGGTAGCTAAAAATGCTAGCGCTGCGTCAAAGGCAATTGCTGATGGTGCTAAGGAGCAGAGCAACGACGAGAAGTGTGCGCAGTCTGAAACACCAGAGATTGAAGTTGGCGACAGGGTTGCGTTTAAGCATGGCGACGAACCGATAGAGGCGCTGTGCGGCGATGTGATTGCGACGAAAGGTAGCGAAGCGGTGGTTGAAGTGAAGCAGCTGTTGGGATGTCAAGCATTCATCCTACCGTTTGATGATCTGATCGTCATTCCGCCAAAAACGCAAGAGCAATCGAACGATTGAGAGGTTTATGACCGAAGTGGAACGCTTGACTACTTGATAAAACAGTCAAAGCATTTTATAGCTAGGCGCTGGTGAGATTGAGCGGTTGGGAGGCCGCGATTGCCAGCGCCTAATCTGTATATTTCAGAGGTAGAGGAGGGATAACAAACATGGTAAAGTGGCTAAAAATTGACAAACAAGACAAGACGAGGCGACGCCGTCAAGAGATCGGGCAGGTCGCCATTTATTATATTTCGAAACAGGCAATTATTATTGGTGACGAGCGAAAATGCAAGCCGTTGTCGCACTACATTCTCTTGCAATCTTGGCAAGACCGAAATAAGAAACCATATCAAAATATGCTGCGAAAACTGAGGAACACGAAAGATTTGACCTTCATGCAAGCACAGCTCATCGCAAATAGTTACGGCGTACACATCTCAGCCGTTTCCGAACAGTCAATACCAAAAGAACTACGCGTCAATCTCTAGAATTATAATCATGAAAGATGACTTCAAATCATGCCCTAAATGCGGCCGAAAGTATAAGCGGCAAGATAACTACGATATTCACGTAGCCAGTTGCAATCGTACATCGCCGTCAACCCATGGCGGTGCTAGAAAGGGTAGTGGCGGGGTCAAGGGTAAAAAAACCCAAAAAGTGCTAGATCGGATGAAAGAGAAGCAGCGGATTTTAGACCGAATTACCAGGAATGCTGACAAGCTGTATGAAGCACAGTTCCGACTGGCGACAGGCGTGCAGCTGCTGTTCGTTATAAAGACTGACCGCAAAGGCAATCGGTTGCCGGCAGAGCAAGTTACCGACCCTGAGACTATTGCGGCATTTCTTGATGGTGAGCTGGATGGTGTGGACGACGAGTACTATTTCATCGCCACGCAGAAGCCAGACAACAAAGCTATTAAGGACATGCTCGACCGAGCATTCGGCAAGCCAGTTGATCACGTTGATTTGTCTGTCGATGTCCGCGAGAAGCAGCCGCCAAAGATTGTATCGACTATCAAGCCGCGCAAAACGAAAGGCGAATAACCCATGTCGCTAGAATTAAAGCCGAAGCAGCAAAGCGTTGTCGATATTATTAACGATTGTCCCGAAGTCGATACTATTTATTTGATTGGTGCCGTTGGCACGGGCAAGACAGATATTGCGGCCAGTATCGGCATAGATATTTGCGACACCTTCGAGAAGACATATTGGACAGTGTTTCGTAAAAATATTAGCACGGCGAAGCGGTCGGTGATTCCGTCGTATCTGACGATGCTCGACCGCAAGAATTTCAAGGAGGGCGAGGATTACACATACAATGGCCAAGATTACGAAATTAAGTTTCCTAATGGCTCAAAGATTGGCTTTGTAGAGGCGGACGAAACGAAAGACAGGAGCGGCCAGAAAATTAAGGGTATCAACGCCAGTGCTAGTCATATTGACGAGGCTGACGAATTGTCACTGACGATGTTCACCACGGCTAAATCCCGTAAGGGCCGCCGCAACACCAACGGGCAGCCGAGCATCGCCATTATTACCCTCAACCCGAATGACGTTGAGCATATCAAAGAGGTATATATGCGTTGGAAGTACGGCGGAAATGGCAAGTATGAGCCACTACCATCAAACATTCGTGTGGTCGAGTTCGATTTATCTGATTCATGGCAAATGCAATCAGACATCGACGCGATGATGACCAACCCGACATGGTGGGTCGAGCGGTACCTCAAAAATAACTGGGAATACCAGGACGAGAGCAAGACGATATTCCGCTCAAGCATCTTTGCCAAGGCTGTCGTCAAAAGTTATAAACCAGGTCGCAAGACGACTGGATACGACGTGGCACGTGATGGTGTTGACCGTAGCGTTGCGGTTGACTGGGAAAATCTGACACTGGTTGACGGCACGATTACTAAAGACTCGAACGAACAGATAGAGACCGGCAAGCAAGCCGAGTGGCTGATTGAGCATTCAGATAACTTCACTATCGGCTACGAGAATATTGCAGTTGACGGGGTGGGTGTCGGCGTTGGTGTTATCGATGGCGGCAAAGACCGTGGTGCTGAGTTCGCGGTGTTCAAGTCTGGTTTTTCTCCCGACCCATTCCTAACGTTTGATGACGAGCCAAAGAGCCGAGAGGATGCTGAGCGTTCACAGGAGCTGATGGCGTTTAACAATTTACGGTCACAGGTCGCGTACATGCTGGCAATGGGGCTAGATAGCGGCAAGGTGAGAATCCTCGATAGCTTTCCATTTCTTAATGAGTTTATTAAGGAGGCACAGATGCACCACCACGAATACAAAGATAAGGTGTTTGCGTTGGAGTCTAAGGAATCGATCAAGAAGCGGCTCGGCAAATCGCCTGACATATTCGATTCGGTATTGATGGGATTTTGGATGCAGTTGCGGCATGAAGTGGTGATGGAGTGGGGCGGAATTATGTAATCCGTATATTTACAGTTAGAGGACTATATGAAATTGAAAGACTTTTTGTGCAAATTAAAGTTTCAAAAGCCAGACAGGGACACTGTCATTGAGGCGTGGATAGGACTGCTGATGTTTGTCGGCGTGCCATTTTGCATTTGGCTATATTATGGCGGCAAGGTCGCCACAGTGGTGTTTGTCGGTGTACAGCTGATATTTTGGTCGGTTTATTTATACAGGAGCAATAAGTAGATGGGAATTATTAAAACAGCCATGGGGTTAAGGAGTGAGCGACGTGTGAGCGGCGTTGACCCTTCTTTTCAGAGATTATCAATGTTTGATCATTACCGAGCCAGCAGTTATGCGACAGCTTATCCTAATATCCGCACAATCGCTAATAAATACATGACAGTGCGGCCGTTTGCCATTAATGGCAATGGAGAGCAGATTGATCATTGTGTTATTGACGCGCTATATCACCCGAATAAATCAGACAGTTCCGTGGCGTTTGCTGAAAAGATAGCCGTGTCGACATTGTCCTTGCGGAAGACGTACATTTTGGTTTGGAGCAACTATGGCGGAGTAGCAAAACCTGGCGGTGATTTCATGAGGCAGGGCGGCAGGAATATTGCTGGCTTTACGTTTCTGGAGTTTCCGCGAGTTGCACGAGTTGGTGGCAAGACAACATATACGGTTGGCACACAGACGTTTACTGAAGACGAGGTGCTGGTATTGCCTGGTGGAGTTGACCCAAACGACCTGTACGCTGGATATTCGCCATCTGAGGCCTCACGCCGCTGGGCGACGCTCGACGACTACATTGCCGACTTTCAGGCTGGCTTTTTCGAGAACGGGGCAGTGCCAGCTGGGCAATTCATTATTACCGCACCAACACGGCAGGCGTTTCAAGAGAGCGTGGCAATGTTGCAGGATGCTCATCGCGGAGCAGGCAGCAATAACAACGTCACGTATACACACCGTCCAGTCAACATAAAGACTGGCGTTCCGTCGGGCAGTGCGGCCATTGAGTGGGTGCCATTTTCACAGCCTAATAAAGATATTGACTTCGAGAACTTATTTAAGCAGGTTGATAGGCGGATCGATACTTCATTTGGCGTTTCGGCCATCATGAAGGGCATTGACGATACTGCGACATACGCTAACGCGCAGGTGGCAAAGCAGGTGTTCGCTGAGAACGTCGTTGATCCATTGCTGCTACGCAACTACACACAGTTGACGCAGGAATTGAATCGAATCACTGGCGGCATGGGTATGGCCATCACTTACGAATTCGCTATTCCTCAGGTTGTTGACGAGGTCAAAGTGCAGGCTGAGGCTGATGATATTCGGGTTAACACTATGTTAAAACTGGAGGCGGCAGGCTATAGCACCGAGAGTATCATTGATGCGTTGAAACTGCCGAACAACTTTAAGCTGTTGCGTAAGGGCGGCTACAATCCACCAGAGATTGAGAACGATAAGCCAGATGTTGATGAGGGCGATGAAGTGGCAGACGCACCTGATCGCCGCAAGGTTGGCAATATGGGGGCTCGAGGAGAAGCGAACGGCACCAGCCCAAAAGCATCAGCCGACAAGCAGCCACAGACGCTCGATGACTTTGAACAGCTGATTTATGATGCAACGACGGAGTTCATGCAGAAACAAGTCGACCGAGCTATCGCTGAATCACGTCAGGTGGCTGAAAATAGTACCGAGGAAGACGACGAGCAGAACGAGTTTGCCGAAGCGCTACTGTTGATTATCGTGGCACTGATGATAGTTCAGGGTGCGATCTACTTTGAGGACGGCAAACAGCTGTTAATAGACAATGGCGTGTCTACTGCCGAGCTAACGGGCTTTGTGGTGGCAGCATCAACACAGGAAGCCTATCGCACATACTTGTTGAACGTGGCTCGCTCATACGCCGATGATACGGCCGCCTCAATTCGCCGAGTGCTTGACCATGCGGCGTCGCACGGCTGGGCACAATCTGAGCTAGAGGAGAAGCTGCGTGGCATTATGAAGACTGATGA